ATACTGCCCATCCTGTTTGCTCAGTCATGGTCCCTCCACTTTCCTTTGCCGTCGGGTCATCTCACTTTCTCTCTCTCACCCCTCCGTCGCATGAGTTCAACCGAGCAGAAGAACATCACCCAACCGTTCATCGATGCGTGCAAGACTCATGGAGTTCTGGCAGTGCTGTGCGCTGGTGTACTTTGCGACTTCCCGCTCGAGACTGACGGACTACCTTTTCAGGGTCTTGGTGCGACTCCAAGTCTGCTTTGCCGTGCTCTTGCTGATGATGATCCAGCGCGAGTGGTTCGAGATATCATTCCCGCACTGGATGGATGCAGGCGTTTTTCACGTTCCTCTCCGCTTATTCTCAAGATGGCTTCCGAGTCCCGGGTGGTGGCCGGAAATCAGGCAGTTATGTATCTCTATCATCACCAACTCAAGCCAGCGGGACATATGCCTTTCAAAGAGACACCTGCAATTCGTCATGCACAACGCTATACTGCTCGTTTGTGTGGATACCTTGGTTCGGGAGCATACGGTAATCCCGCACGTACTGAACAGAATATCAAGTACGTTTCGCGTCATGGTGAGGAACTTCGCCTTAAGGCTACTGCAGATGCATTCGCCCACCTTGGAGTCAGCCGATCTCATCGCAAACACAGTCGTGAGCTCCAACAGTGGTGTTCCGCAGCCCGCCGTGACCTCAAACTCGGTACAAGCTATTATAGGACAAGCCGATCCATCGAAGTCTTCCGTGGTATCAGTGAGCAACAGGTCCGAAAGCTCCCAGAGATTCCCTGCCTCAAGATACCAGGTCTTCGAAACAGGAAAAATGCCACAGTTGTCTACAAAGTCAGGTACTACAACAATCATTACTACATCGAAGTCATCCAAAAATACCACCAACGCGGGGACTTCCGGCTCACACAATGTGATCCAACCTCTCAGAACCGGAGACGCCGTTACCAAGTCAGAGCCACCTCGACGACGTGTATACTCAGTTCTCGGGACATCGACGACCTAAGCTACCTCCTGAACGCGGCCAGTGCTACTAAGCTCTACCTTCGCCGCCGCATTTACGACGCTCGGGAGGGATATCGTGATGTTAATATTGCCAGTATCTCTGATGATCTCTGGAATCTGTATTGTAATGTGGTCAAAGGTTGTGCAATGACCTGGCGACTCCGAAATAAACTAGGCGTTTACTTTGATGTATTACAGTGGCGCTACTTGGCACATCTGAGTAACGACACTTTCTACAACCACTCGATGATAATGGCAGCGAAGATTGAAAGCAAGGGCCTCACTGAACTTCCCGACCAGTCCACCATGTTATACAAGCTGAAGAGTTTGCCTGTTGATATGGCTATTGATCTACTCGGCATCTACAAGGCTAGTATATACCCTGAGGTCGACCCATATAAAGTAGTCGTCGACCAACGGAACCTACACATGTCGCGCCACCAGACTGACTGGTTACCTGGATCTGCAGAACATGAGCGCTTCCTCGAGACCAAGGCGTACATGTGGTTTCTTGGCATTCGAGTATTGCATAATCGCTTCAAGCTCTGGCCAGGTCGTATTAGGGAGGGTGTTGAGCCACAAGTCTGGCACCAAGCATATAAGCAGGATGGAATTCCTTCCTCGAGTTGGAGACAGGCTCATGACGTCGATCTAACCAATGCTGTACCCGTACAAGATATCACTGATGAGCAATATATGCGGCAGCAAGATTCGGCATGCGCACCCCCTCATCCCCACGAGTACCAGAGCTTCGCTGACATGACGACTGCTCCGAGGAAGCACAAGCGGAAAATCCTGTACACCGTGCAAGAAACTGACCCGCCTGATTTGCTTCAAGTGATGGAGACCCTTAATGAGATTGGTACACGTCTACCAGAGGGGTATACAGACAAAGTTGACGTCCAACTGCCGTTCTCTACTGACATCGTCACGGGTTCTCGGTGTGAGCGACACAAAGATGCTCCCCGACCCTTCTATGCTGCTAGTGCACCATGGGGATGCGTATTGAGCTATGTTGATGGTATCACCCGGGATTTTCTCTCACATGTACCACAAAGTATGCTGGGAAAGTCTACTCGACAAAAATACACGGACCTGCAATCTGCAAGCGTGACTCGACTAGACCAGGACTACACCTTCTACATGAGCGATGATAAGGCAAAATACAGCCCTAGGATGGACCCTGCGTCTCAGCAGCTCCCTGCGGACTTCTTTGCTGAAGTTTTCGGGGTTCCGGGTATCAAGACATGTGGACCTCTAATGTACCACAATGAGCTATACTACCGCGTCAACGGCCACCTCGTCCACTACAACAGCAATGGCACCGACCGCGAAGGTATGCGAGGTTCCGCTAACACGTGGTTAGAAATAGTAGCACAGGGCTTGTCCACTCGATTATGCAGGGATAGAAATCTGGTGCAGGGTC